TCACGGCTGCGGGACGGCCGCGAGGGCCTTGCAGGGGTGGGTGACACCGGATTCGACGGTGAGGTGACGGGTAGCGTGGACGTTTGCCAGGGAACCCAGAACTGTGGGCGGGTAACCGACAGAGGCAGCAAGTGTGGCGAGCCGTAGTTCACAGAACACTCCGCGTGCCTGGTCAGCCACATCGAGAAGTGCATCGAGAGCCTCCCGTGAGAAGACCACCACGGACATTGGGTTCACTCCACACGCGAACGGGCGAAGATCTTCAGGCAATGACTCAATCTCCCGGAACCACGGCCAGGCACTTCCAGCACGGACGACGTCAGCACAGCCAAAATGACCGCCTGCCGGGAAGGCCTGGGCCAGCGTGGTGGTGATGCGGACATCCGCCTCAATGAATGCGACGCGGTCTTTCTGCACGATGGTCCTGTTCCGTGCCCACCAATCAAGGATGCGCTGGTCCCCGGAGCGCCAGCGCCGCGTAAGTTCAACTCCCTTGGCCCGTGGTGCGGCATCCTCGTACCACTCGGCATCTGGGTTGTGCTTCAGAAACTCATCCAAGTGAGGCATCTCCCCGCCAATTGAGGTGATGACCACGGCTGGCTCATCGGGTCGCTCCCATGGCGCTGGATCTGCAAAGCGCCAGGCGAGCAGAGCTGCTGTGGTCTCCGTGGGGCCGCCGTGACCATGATTGAGGAAGCGATGCGACTTTGCCGCTGGCAGGCTGCGGGTCTTGAGCGGGCCGCACTTCCGGCGCGGTGTCCTGTGGTAGTTAAAATAGAGGTTGGCGAAGCTTCCCTTGTGGCCGAGTGAAAACCGGCGCAGCACCTCGAGCACTTTTCTCCGTTCGAGCAGGAATGGCGTGTGCGTTGCAAAGCGCCAGACGGGCATGCCAGGGCGCAGCATCATCAGATCCGCCGTAGCCCGGCCCATCGCCCGCTGCCAAGCATTGGGCGAGTGGTAGTGCTCATCCAGCTTATGGTCCAGGCGACCCTCATGCAGCGCCACGCGGAAATCATCCCATCCGAGATCCTTGAGGAGGTAGATGTCGTCATTCATCCACAGGACCTCATCGGCAATCTGCCAGCCCATCAGCTGGGCCTCCCAATAACCGGCGGAGCGGCGCGCAACATAGCGCTGCGCAGGCTTCCAGCGCACCCGCCCCCCTGGCTTAAACCACGGCGGCGGAGCGTCACCGATGATATAAATAGGGCACTCGCTATCGATAAAATGACGCTTTATCGAACGGAGCGAATAGCGAAGCTCATCCCACCTGGCGCTTTTCGCGAGCCAAGGATAAACAATCGCACGCGGGTGCTCCGGAATCGCCTCAATAAATCGACGCGGAGCTTTTGGCCTATGAAGAGCCATAATCTGCTCCGTTGTAGAGAATGGATCTGGCCAATCATTATTGGAGAGATCCACCCCCTCTAAGGGGTCCGCGCCCCAATCAATCGTGGACTCCTCTTCTGGGCGAACTGGGCTGGCCCAGCGGCGCTTTCCGGGGCGCGCGGCATCCACCGCCTCCCAAGCGGCACGATCCGGAGTCAGGGCTCCCAGCTTCTCAGACAGCTTATCGTAGTCCTCCAGATCCGACGTCCAGAGCAGGATGCAGCGATGGGACGTGGCGAAGTCGATCATCCACTTCCGCATTTCTCTCACTCGGCGGAGCACGCTGCCGGAGCAGAAGCCGGGGGCTGCGCCGTATTCATCCTTCCACGTGGGATGGGTGAAATCCAAAGAGACCTCGTAGCGGTCCGAGGGCTCCCGAGCCAGCAGGATGAGGGTGGAATCTGGATCTGACGCCACCCATGACCAGCAGGCCAGAGCATCCGCTTCCGAGCGATGGCCAAAGAAAGTGGAGCGACAGCGGGCCCCGCCCATCGACTCTCCGCGAGCCATGCAGGCACGGAGAACGGTGCCGACTTCTTCCCCGGCATCCAGCAGCTGAGAGAGGGCGCGGACTCCCGCGCGCGGCATGGCGGCAATGATAATCATTATCCTGAACAGCTCGATTCGCTACACCAGCGCGGCCAGTTTCCAACATACTTCGACCGCGGCCCGAGGTCCGTATTGCAGCATTCATGGGATTCGAGGTCTTCGGGGTCGGGCTCACCCCGGAGACGGACTTCCACGGTTTGGCCGGTACAATGAGGGGGTGATGTGAAGTAGAATCGTGCGCCGATGGTGACAATAGGCGCGGAAAGCGCGACTTTGAGCCAATCCCCATCCTGCCCCTGATTGTCGTATGGCTTCGGCTTCCCGGGGAGGCAACGAATGTAGACGAACCAATTGACACATTTGGAAAAGACACGGGTTGCCCGAACCCTGATCTTGATCCCAATGACCGGAGAGTCCCCAGGAGGGAATTCAGGGTAGCAGTCGCGCTTGTTGATCCATTCCGCTGTGAATGCCCAAGGACAATCGGAATCGCTGACAGACGAGTCGCTCGGGTGGTCGTCGACTTCATCCGAGCTATCCATGGAGGAAGCTTCGTCTTCGGGATCGAAGCTGCTGGTGTCCTCAGTGCAGCCAAAGGGCACCTCAATGTCGGCACGAATGCGCCAGTCCAGATTATCGATGATGCGACCGCCTTCGATATCTTCCAGGAGATCCATCTCGGCGATGAGGCGGTGGCCCTCTCCGGGCGCTCGCTCCGGTCGAGCCCCCCGCGGGTGAAGTTCGATGCGTGCCGTCTGATTGCCGGTGCCTCCTTGGCCGCTGAAGCCGCATTTCGAGCGTTCGTAGCAAATCCACAAAGAGCAATTTCCCAGAGAGGAGACATCGAACCCGGGGGCCGGGTCCGCATTGAGCGCGACATCATTGATGGTGGGAAACTCCGGCACCATTTGGCTGCTTCCTTCGTCCTCTCCTGGATCCTGTTCGTTTTCGTTGAAAATTCGAACGTAGGTCACGGTTCCAGGGCTGAGCTTCAGTTCGCCTTCGCTGATGTGCGGATGAAAACAAAGGAAGCTCTCCGAAGGAACCGCATTCCAAACCGTTCCGGAAGGTGTGCTGATGGCCTCAATGCCGGTGCCAGGAATCATGCGGGCACGCCCCATGTGTCGGATGAGGCCATTGAGCAGCGAGCCTTTTACCAAATAGCTCCGCCCCTCCTCATAGTTCGGTTGGTATTCGATGCGCGGGGCCATGGCTTAGGGGCTGGCGGCGTAGAGGTATTGGTAGCGCTCGCGCACTAGCCAGACGGTGCTGAGTCCCGGAAGGTTCTCGACCTGGGCAGAGTCCTTCACCCAGCCATTCGGATAGTAGTAGGTGTAGTCCTCGATGGTCTCCCAGATGGAATCCTTCACCGCAGGAGTCCACGCGCCGGGAGTCGCCTCGCTGCCCACATCCGCGGTGTAGAAGCCGGAACTTCCCGGTGATGGACCCCCAACAACCACATACTCCACATCACAAGTGACCTGAGACTCCCGGCCCACGGCGTGAGGAACGCGGCCCACGCCGGGAACATTCACATTGTCCGCGCTCTGCACATTCGGTCCCGCATCATATCGGACGCGCACGCCCCGGGCAGAGAGCAGCCCCATGGACACTACCTCAATCAGGAATAGGCCACGGGCGCGGCAGGTGCCCTTGCGGCTCTGAATCCACATCGTCTTTCCCGTGACCTGAATTCCCCGGCCCAGAGTGGCCGCGAAGCTGGCGAGAGCCACCTCAGGGTCCAGCTCCGCGCTGTCCTTCCGAATGAGCCACTGATCCCGCATCGAATCCCAGCCAGTGTCTGCTTCCTGCGACTGCCGATCCAGCAGCACCGCCTCACCGTCCGCCAGGGAGGTGATATTGATGGTCTCAACGAGATCGTTCCAGGCCATGATGAATTACGAAGCAAGCCCGAGGTCTTGAAGACGGGCATTGATGGCTGCCAGTTCCTGGTGAGTTTTTTGAGTGAGCCCCTCGAGCTTGGAAGTGGTGGGCAGACGGCTGTTCGCATCCTTACCAGTCGCGGATTTGGCAGCAGCCATCGCGCGCTGGGCGAGATTGAGACGATCCGCCTGATTCCGGCTGAGGTAGCCGGACATGGTGCCGCCCACCTTCTCCCGATCCGCCTTCGAAAGCCGGGAGAAGCGAGACGCTGCCGATTCCTCAGCCGATTTCAGCCGGATGCGCTTGCGCCCACCATCCTCAGACTTCGCCGCCTGGTCTTCCAACGCGATGCGCTCCTGTGCTAGCCGAAGCGCATCTGCCGCAGAGAGGCCCTGATCTTCCATGAGGCGAGCCTTCAGTTCCTCCACCCGTCGCTGGCGCTCCAACTGCTCGACCAGTGCCGCATTCCCACCAATACGGGCCCGTAGCAAGGCACCCTCCCGCGCGAATTCTACGGCAGCCCGGGAGCGTGAGGCTGCCGTGCGGTCCCTCTCTTCCGCCTCGCGCGCGGCCTCATCCGCCGCAGCCTTATTGAGATCTGCCAATTGTTTCTCTAGCTCGACTAGCTGACGCAGCTTATCACTCAAAGCAATCTTGCTGCCGGTGCTCAACTTATCGCCGATGCGGCCGATCACCTCATTAAGTGAACGGGCATCCCGAATGTCTGCCTGAGTCACCACCGAATTTCCGAAAGGAATCGAAAGCCGAGCGCTCCGGAGGAGGTTCTGAATCTGCCGCTGGATGTTTGCAGGTTGATCCAAAGTGGCGGAGAAAATGACCTCCTGCGTCTGCTTCACCGAGGTGCTGAGCTGAGCATCCAGAGCCCGCTTTGCCGCGAGTTGACGCTGCGCCGCTGCTTCGACGCGTTCGCGGGCCTCGGCCTCATACAACGCAGCACGATGCAGGCGCTCCGCGTGCGCTGCGGCGGCCTGAAGCGAGTCCCTCTCCTCCTCGGCGGCCGCAGCGGCTTTTTGTTGCGAGGCAGCTAATGCCTCTGCCTGAGCTTTCTTCTCCTCAAGAGGGGTTCGATCCAAGGCTGCAGCAAGATTTTCAGCCGCGTCTGCAGCAGAGTTGAGAGCAGGGGTGATAACCTTTGCAACTTGAGCACCTGCCCCACTCTTCAATCGAGTCCACGCATCTTCCAGATTCTCGATCGAGTTTGCAGCGCCGCCAGCCGCCCGCGGCAGCTTAGCCAGTTCTTTGGTGATGCCATCAATGAACTCCTCGACTGAAACCCCAGCAGCCTGAAGGAATTCAGAATCTGCGTTTCCAAAGGCATTCTTGATAGCAGTTCGAATTTGCGGCACACGCTCCGCAATCTGGTTGATTTCCTCGGCAGAAATCTTGCCTTTCGCGGCCATTTGACTGAGTGCGACAATGACACCATCCAGTTCAGCTTTACCCCCACCTACTGTTGCGAGTGCATTGCCGAATCCAAGGAGGAGTTGAGTGGAGCGTGCTGCCGAGAAACCTACGGCCTGAAGCCGGATGTCACCTTGGACGGCTTCTTGGAAGCCAAGTCCTGGCATCTTTGCAACCAATTGCAATTCCCGCATGCGGGCAGCAGCCGCCTCGCCGTCTCCCATAATCGCAGCAAGACCTTTTTGGAGCCGCTCCTCCTGAGCGAAGGCCAAGAACGAATCCCGCGCGAGCTGTCCCGCTTTTGCGAGAGAGACCGCAGCTGCGGCAGCAGCCCCCATTTTGCCCACCATTGAAACCATCGCTCCGCTGGTGCCAGTGGCAGACTGAGTGAGTCCCCTATTGCTTTTCCGCGCATCATGCATCCGCTGGAGATATTCCCTGTTTTCCAGGGCAAGCTTGTAGCGGAGTTCACCGTTCACGATGCGAGAGATTTTGGAGTGGGTACAATGCGGTATTCGCGCTGGAGCGTGGCCTTTGCCTCGGCACGGGCGGTGATGGAGGCCCTGTCTGAGAAGCCGGGCTGAGAATCATCTCCCCGGCGTTCACGGGCGGCGATGAGGAGCAGGAATGCGGAGGCTACCGGAACATGATAGAACGCCCGGTGAGATCTCATGCCGTAGTCATGCTGAAGGAAGTCCACGAGGGTCATGGCCCAGCCGGCGGCCGCGTCCCGATCCCGCTTCAGGTCTGCGGGTCCGGAGATAACTTTCCCAGGCTGTCACTGGCGGCCTCCTGCTGGGAACCGCCCGCGAGATTCCGAATGCGCCCGAGCTCGCTGGAGAACCACAGATCCAAGGCATGGGCCTTCTGCGGGTCCAGCGAGCGGGAGAGCTGGGCGAGATGCTGTAGCAGCGCGTTCGCGTCACGTTGCAGACAAATCCCGAAGACGCGATCTGGATCGTGCAGCAAGGCCCAGACCAGCGTTTGATCCGAGTACGGGCTCTGGTCGGTGCCGAGCAGGGCGATGGCCATATCAAAGGCCCACAGTGCTCCCACCGACAGAGGTCGAATCTGCTGGCCTGCGGCTTCAATGAAACCGCCGGAGGCGTCTGCCACAGCGAGCTGGGAGGCCGCGTGGGCCGCCTCGATCGGGGCCTGGCCCCGCGCCTCGCCCCGTGCCCGGAGGCCTGCCACCGAGGTATGAAAGGAGAGATCGCTCTCGCTCATCAGCGGGCGATCATCCCCTTCAGGCACCGCCATCCAGTAGATGGCGCCGCGATGCTCTAGGGGTGCCCAGCGATAGCCCTCCGGCGGTGCTCCAATGTGCTCTGGAACGTCCGCGGCGATGTCAGATGAAATGTCCTCCATGGCAGTGAGTCGACTCGGGGGTTAGGAGATGGCGGTGGTGGTGCCATCCAGAGCTACCTTGAAGGCCTTGTTCTCGTAGATGCCAGAACCTGGGCTCGTCTCCTCTGCCATGCTGTCCCAGTGGCTTGCCTTGAAGGAGAGCTTGCGAGATCCATTGTTCGTCCAGCCCACCTTGATATCGCCAGTAATGCGGGCGACAAGGCCAGCAAGCGGAAGGGTGATCGCTCCGCCAAGTTCGGGGAGCGTGATGGAGTCGTCAAAGAGCGTCTCAATTTCCATTTCGAAGCGGGGCTTCGAGAGGATGGCCGCCTTCAGGCCGCCGACACAGTTCTCAATCTCCTGCAGGTCCGCAGTACGGGTGAGGTCGAAGGACATGATCTCACCGAAGGTGTCACCCAGGGCGCAAGTGCCGAAGATCACATTTTCATCACCGATGAGGATGTGGCCGGGAATATTGGTTTCAAAAGCCATGGTAGGATGGATGGGTGGAGTTTAAAGAAATCAGGCGTATGCGATGACAATCTCCACCGAGCATTCAGCGGAGCCATTGTTCGCGAAGGTGATGGTCTCGACGACATCGATGTCGGTGCCCGCAGTGTCTTCGGTGAACTTGGCGAAGCCGGTATGCGACCCGAGGCTTGGGAAGATGTCCCCCGAACCGGTGCAGCTCATGAAGCCTGCATTTCCATCGATCCTGCGAACGGAAATGAAGTGGATGCGATCGACCTCGATCGCCTGGCCATCGACGAGATTCTTACCGTCTCCATTCGTGACTGTGGCGCCATCAGCAGTGACGACGAGATCGGCAAGATTGAGGATGGGATTCACCGTGTCCGTGATGCCGGAGATCCGGATGACATGGATGCCAATGGGCGGTGTAGAAAACTGCTCCATATCGATGGTGCTATCTGCACCCAGCGTGACCTTCCCGGAGATACCTGGAAGGCTGGAGCGGGCAATCCCTTGAAGCTGGAGACGGAAGTGGCAGTGATCGAGGGTCATGATGGAATGGGCCAGTTGAGGTGGATTTGATCGAGCGTGCCGGGAACGTCCGGGCCGCAGCCGATGCGCAGCCGGTAACTGGCGAGGAGCTGGCGGGTGGGCTGATTTTCGATCGCCAGCCAATCGCGGGAGGTGCGGCGGAAGCCATTGCAGAGGATATCCCCTGCTACGGTGCCGGTGAATCCGGTGAACCAGAGGTCGACCTGATGGGCTAGATCGAGGAGGGCGCTGCGCCCGGCGGGGGTGGGTCGAAAAGTGTGTTGACCACTTCGAAGCTGGAAGCTCGTCGCCGCCTGGACGGTGGTAGTGATGGTGAGATCATGGATGCCGGGAGCCTGGTCTACGTCCACCGCTTGCTCCCCGCCATAGGCCAGGATGAGACGCCATCCGCGCGGTGCGGCTGCACAGATGATCTCGATGACATCCTCCGGATCGGTGGCGATGTGCAGATCCCCGCCGATGGCCTCCACAGCAGGGCGGAGACCTTCATCCAAAACGCGGAGTACCGTGGCGGGAGTCATCGGGGATATTCAGGCGAGGTGCTTGGCGAGCAGCGCCTCCAGTTCAGTGATGAAAGCCTCTGCGGCATCTGGATTGAAATCCGCAGCAATGGCGACATGAGCGGCAGCGGTGGGATCTGCCAGATGGGGTAGGCGCTCCCGCGTGACTGCGACGACAGTCCGCGCATTCCGCACCAGATTTCCGAGCGCGGTCTGAATCTCTTCCGCCGATTTCCGCGCCTGAACCAGCACAGGATCTGCACCACCGAAGATGCCGCTAAGCGGCTTCTCCGCGGGCTCCTGAGCGGCAGCCTCTTGTGCGGAGGTGCGGGCAGGCTTGCCCACCTTCATTGGCTGTGGGGCGGGTAGCATGGGCCCGCGCAGGGCTTTCTCTACCGAGGCCTTTTTCTCCTCAATCATCGGGGTGATATCGGGAATGCCAGGTGGCGGGCTGTCTGAACGGGTGTCTTCTTTTACGCTCATGAGGGTGATCTAGTAGGCTAGGCGTCCGTCCGTGGCGGTGGTCTTGGCGGGTTCCGTGATGGCTGCAACGGAATCCTTTTTGCGATTGATGTCGGGAGTGAGGGGCTCTTCCCCATTGGCGATGCGGCCAAGCTTCTCGGTCATTTCCTTGGCGGGCGTTTCCCAGGGGTTCGGGGACTTGCCCCGGCGGAAGTAGAGGGTGGCCAGTACGAAAATCTTAGCCGCGGACTTGACGATTGCAGGAATCGGCTCCGCGAAGGGGACGGCGAAGCGCTGGCCAAGAATGCCGTCAATGTCATTGGCCGCATCTGCTTCGATCTTTTCCCACAGACCGGGATCCTGCCGCTGATCTCCGTCATCATCCAAGGCTTCGGTGATGAAGGCAGGCGGCAGCTTTGGCTCAATGTCATCCTGGGTGATGTAGGGCATGATGCAGGAAAGAAAACCCGGCGGAGTGTGGGGAGCGGCGCTCCCGCCCCGCCGGGTGTGTAGAGGGTGAAGCAGCAGATTATGATGGGTCCGTAGTGCCGTCCGATCCCCAGGCGAGCTGGGGCAAACCGTAGCCTGCGTTGTAGCGCCCGTATGCCTGATAGAGGTATTCCTTTTTCAGGAAGACATGGTCCGACTCTTCCGTGGTGAGGGAATTGAACTCAATAGGCACCTCCTTCTGGAGGATGAAGGGCCGAACCGGGCGGCTGAGGTCCATGAGGAACCATGCCTCACCAGACAGTCGGGAGAGAACCTTCAGAGTGGCAGTGCCTTGGTGGATGTTGTCCGCTCCCGCCGCATTCCGAGTGGCTACGAGGATCTCGCGCGCGGCGTCCTCCTTGTCAGGAGAAACTACGAGAGTCAGATTCCGGCCGATCCCCATGGGGCGACCGTAAGCATTCTTGAGGCTCTTAAACGCAGCCTTGGCCTCCGAGTAGGATGATGCGGCCAGCTTCTTGGTGCCCTTGTTGGTGAACTTGGTGCTCTTGTTGTTCCCGGGCTCGTGAGGCTTGTTCGCGGCGAAGAATGCGGTGCCGGTATAGTCCTTATCCGTGAAGGCATTTTCAAGCAGGGATGCCAGCATCTCATCCGGGTGCTCCGCAGCGGCGGCACCCATGCCCGAAAACAGCGGATTGTAAATGCCAGCGGCGTTCCGCTCAATGTCCGCACGCTTCACGCTCACGGTGGACTCGAACTCCTCGTTGGCGATGGCGAACTTGTTTGCGGCGACATTCTCAATGACCACCTCTCCGACGAGCTTCTTCATGCCGGGAAATGCTCCCAGCCAGTGGTAAAGCTCTTCAGCGGCATTCGATTGGGTGACCATGTAGAGGTCCGTGCTCTCTGGAGCGGAACCGTGGAAGGCGGCATCATAGATGACACGGTATCCACGGAAGAGGGCGGCAAGGGCGGCTTTGTTGATTTGCATAACCGGAGATGGAAGGGAGGTTCAGATTTCAGGGGCGGCGGATCAGGCACCAGCCTCGGCAACGGCGAGGTCGATCGCGTCCTCAATGGCGGAGGAGTTCGTGGTATCCACCCAGACGCCATCCGAATCGATTCGGACGACCACGCCTGCGATGACCTTATTGGTGCTGCCCGCCGTGACGCAGACCGAGGTGCTGGTCTTCACGAAGCAATGCTTCCCGATGGAGGCGATGGTGACTGGGTTGGTGGGATCGTTGTCCCACTTGAAGATGCCACGTTTGAGCAGGGATTCGACATCACCCGCGAGTCCGGCCGCATTATCGAAGTCCCCTTCCGAGCGCCCGATAACCCGGAGTCCGGCGGTGTCCGCTGCGGGTAGGGCATTGCCAGTCGCATTGACGGCACCGATCTCACCAGCGGCGAGGGAAGTGGCAGCGGCGAGCCCGGGATTCAGGAAGGCACCGCTGGGAAGTTCTGGAGCGTTGAAGGCCATGATGGGAGATGTGCTAGGATTCAGTATTCAGGATTCAGCGGGGAAAGGATCAGGCGGTCTTGCGGTATTCGTCCTCGGAAATGCCGAGCTGCTTGATCACCTCCGACTCTTCAGCGCTGAGGGCTTTAGGGCGGCCTTCATCTCCATGCTGTTTGGAGGTTGCGGCGGCTGTCGGAACCTCGCCCGGCTTCAGGTCCTTCAGCACCGTCTTCAGTGTGGAGAGCGGGAGAGCCTCAGCCGCCTCAGCGGAGAATGGGATGGCCTTGCCCGCGAGCTTTGCCTCGGACAGGAGATTCCGCTTTTCCAGCAGATCGATGCGGGCAGAGAGAGCATCCGCATTCATTGGGGTGGTCTCTTCTTTCTCTGGGGCATCCGGCTTTGAGAGTGCGTCGAACTTGGCCACGATGTCCTCCTCCTTCATGGAGTTCAGATCATCCGTGGAAACATTGAGGAGCTTGGCGAGGATGGCGGAATGGTTGGTGTCCATGGTGGTGGGAGTGGTATCTGTGGAGAGTGGCGATGCCTCTGCGGACATGGCGGTGGCGTAGGCGCGCAGATCATCGATCTGGCCAGCACGAGTGAGAGCGACCGAATGCAGTCCGATCACTACGCCATCCGCATCCCGGTGAACGGTAGGAGACAGGTCCCGGTAATGCTTCCCGGTGTAAAATTTGGTGCCCTCCGGAGTCCAAGAATCTGCAGCTGGAGTCCAAACGATGCCCACCCCTTCCATCACCGAAAGCGCTCCATAGGCTGCGACTGGCTTCGGTTCCGGGAGGTCCTTGCGGAAAGTATTGTGCTCGAAATCGAGGGCGATCTCATTCTTCCCAAGTCGCGCCTGATTCCCTGCAAGCACCGCGACCGTCTTTTCATTCACGATGACGGGGCGGCCCTCGAGATCCCGGCTCTCTCCCCACTTGGCAATGACGAGTGATTCCGGAAGGGGAATGCGACCCGTTTCATTCGGGGTGGCCAGAGCGATCGGCTCAATCAGGGTGGCGAGGGTGACGGTCGGCACGATATGGAAACCGTATCACGAGAGATTCCACGCCAGCGGACCTATTGGACTGTTTTGACCAGAGAGATCACTTTTTGTCCAATTTCGCACGGAGGATCGACTCCATGTTCGTGATGGCCCGTTGGGTGGGGCGACCATCCCGGAAGAACGGGAGATAGGGGCGAGCCGGAATTTTCGAACCAGGATGCTTCACAGATGCGAATGGACCGCCTTTCATCCCAGGCCAGGCGAGCGCCTTCTTCCGCTTCGGCTTGATCACATGCGGTGCCGTCTCCCCTCCCAGCTGGTGAATCGCGGCGTAGTGGCGATCACTGCCCACCAAGGCCTCCCCCGCCGTGGCAGAGACCATCCGTACGGACTTCGCTAAGGTGCCACTCTTCCGCAGAGTGGCGGGGCTGCCGTCTTTCTTGGCAGGCCAGGCAGTGGGCCGTAATGCGGGCTGCAGGAATGCGCGCTTTGCCAATGACACCACCCCCAGACCCATGGCACGGTGCAAGCCGACCTTATCCCCCGCGAGCTCCACCCGGAGAGCGAGGTCAGGATCAATGGTGTCCGATACTTTGATGAGGCGAACCTGCATATTCAGGTGTGGCTGCGTCAGGTGTGGCTGCGGAGAGATTCCAACGGGCTGGGAAGGCTCAGGCATTCCTTGCGAGCGTATCCCATGGTGGTGCGAATATCTGAATGACCCATGGCCTCCTGCACCCGCCGCGGACTGTGCCCTGCATCCATGAGATCACTGCAGTAGGCGTGACGCAAACAATGGGGCGTGACCTTGCCAGGAATTCCGGCGGCCTCCGAGGCCCGTTTGATAGCACGCTGGATCACATCCTCCCCGACGCGCCAACGAACGATCTTTCCCGTGCGGGGGTGGGAGCAGGGCATCGGAGAGGGAAAAAGAAAATGCCAGCGAACCTCAAACTCCCGCTTGGGATATTTCACATCCAACCTTCCAGGTAGCTGGACAGGCTGGCGCGCGGCCACATCCACCTCTGCCAATGCTGACGCGCGAGCAAGCTGCCGCCGGAGCGCGGGAAGGAGAATGGTGGGGATGGTCACTTGGCGATCTTTGTCGCCCTTATCCTCATGAATGGTGAGCACCATGCGATCGAGGTCGAAATCCTTGATCCGAAGTTCACAAGCCGATTTGACGCGGAGGCCACAGCCATACAGCAGAGCCGCAAGCAGCCGGACATTGTAGGTAGGAGTGTTCGTCAACTTCGAGAACATCGCCGAGATCTCCGCCTGGGTGGGCACATAGCGCTCCCTAAACCCCCGGCGGCAGCGCAAAGCAGACACATCCCCAATCTCCACTTTCACCACATGACGGTAAAAGAAGAGTAGGGCATTGAAGGCCTGATTCTGGCTCACCGCTGAATACTCCGCGTGCGCCATCCGACTAAGGAAGCTCTCCATCTTCTCCTCCGAGGTCCCACAAACCCGCGCCTGAGGCGTGACCAGGAACTTCAGATATTTCAAGATCCAGGAACGATAGGAGCGCTCCGTAGAAAGAGCGATTCGACGTCGGGCGATCAGGTCAAAACGTTGTAGGATTTCCGTGCGATTCATCGGCGATGGGTATTTTAACGATGGGTATAATAAACCGCGGGCGCGGTTGAATCAGTCGTTCTGCTGAGATTTGCGCCGGGCCTTTTTGGCGGTTTCTTCCTGGAGCGCGGCCATCATCTCGTCGTGATCCACCGAGATCCCGATGTCATGCGACCAAGTTCCTGGGTTCGTGCTGTGGATCGCGAAGTCGAGCTTCCCGGCGATGATGAGGCGCTTCACGGCATCACACTGTTCGTCTGTGAGGTCGGCGAGGGTTTCTTCTGTGTCGTTCATTTTGCGGTTTCGTTGAGTGGGCATTTCGGGTTTTCGCGGCCAACGCACTTCCAGTGTTTGAACATGAAACCATATCTCTGATCACAAAGAAACGTAGCCCGACCCATTGACGATCCAGCCTCTTTTGCGCGCCGGTAATGGTAGCGGTGGGGGCATTCCTGTGTCGGCGGGAGAGCAGAACGCCAGCTCTGAAGCGTAAGCTAGTGGGTCGCCTTGCCGCCTCCCCGCTTCGCGGGTCCGGCAACAAGGCTCCGGAAGGGACCCGCTGGGGCTCACTCCCTCGGTCTCGGCGCATGCCTCCAGAAAGGCTTTGGCCGCAAATATCATTCGTTGCTGTGCTGGTATCATAAGCTTTCGGTCGTTCTATGCCCCATCGGGCGCTTCAGAGCTGGCGTTGGCGGAATCAAATTTTCGCAGTTCGGAGGCGGCTTCGAGGAGCGCGAACCATGCGCGGACTACACCAGCTTCGGCGCATCCCTCATTGGGGCAGCTTCGTGCGTCACCGAATCCGTGGTAGCAGCCATCCGAGAGTAGCGAATCTAGCCTTTGGTCAGCATTTGAGAACGCGACCAAATCCGCCAACAAGTCGGTGGAGTTCGACGCCCTACAGCGTCCTTGTTGAATTTCGTCTGCCATATGGGTTCAGAGTTGGGGTTTAGGTTCGGAGTCTTGGGCGCGCGTCTCACCTCCAGCGCTGAAGTGCGGACGCCTGCACGCGCATCTGAGAGGCTAGGCTATACGGCATGAAGCGGACGCGGCCGACCCACTCGATCAGCCGCTCATCGGCTGCCCTCGTGAAGCAGTCTGCGCAGATGTAGCCGGGGCCGAACCTTTCGCCGATCACCTCTTCCCATAGATCGTTGTCGGCGTGCGTATCGATCGTGATGTATCGCTGGCAGCGCGCGCACCGTGGGCGGGTCGGGATGCGAGACGGAGCAGAACCAGACGGCGCAGCGCAACCCTCGTTCGCGGGGGAGTTTCGTGGTGATTCAGTCTTCATTGGCGCTCACTTCGGGTTGCTGGCCATCGGCGTTCGAGAGTTTGTTGGCAGGCATCCATGGCTAGATTTGATCGTTATGATTTGAACTGATGCCCTTCCGCCGCCGATTTGGCAGATGGGAATTCGAGATGCTCCTGAGAATCGAGAATCCGGCCTGCCATTGATTTTCCAACTCGCTCGAGCGGGTAGCAGACCTTTCCCGGATGTTTGGTTGCGATCGGATTGGCCAGGTCATAGGCGTATTCCCCCCACTGCTTGAACAAGAAGGGGACATGGGCAGCCTGGCACTGATCCCTAATTTTACGGACCCAAGCCGGATGTATGGGCCGCGATTTTGGGCCGGATTCACCACCCGCAATCACCCAATGAATTCGCTGTGCGCTGGGTCCGGTATGACCGCGCCCCTCAATACCCCAGTTTCCAGTGAGTGCGTCACAGGTGTTCCCATCCGCATCTTCGATGTGGCGTAGATCAATTGGGCCGAGCAGTGGCTCACACGAGAGGAAGCGCACGCGAGCCGGGATCTCCAGAAGGATTGGAACCCGGTGCATGGCCTGCTCCTGATTTTCCACAGTGACACCGAGCCACACGTTCTCCAAAGCCTCCCCTTCTTCGAGATGAACGAATCCAGCACCGGAGGTTCCGCCAATCCATTTCGCCATGAATGCGGGCCGCTTGGTGAGTAGAAGCCAATCAAGAGATTTGGTTTCAACAATAAGGTTGAAAAGACGCTCGCGATGAGGATCGAGGTCAGCGCGTTCTTCAAATACATCTGCCATGCTGGCGCAGAAGACTCGCTTGCGTTCGCCTGCGGCTTCAGCAGCGGCGTTCCATTTCTTTGGCTCGTTCCAATGTTTGTCTCCGAACGTGCGACGAAGGGAGTTTGTCCCCCATATGGCGTGGCCAGTTCGCTTACTGAAGGCCTCTGCATAGCAGTTCTGGCAACCAGGTGAAACCTTCACGCAACCCCACCAAGGATTGAAGGTGTGGTGGGTCCACTCAATCTTTGAGTCCTTCATTGTGGCGAAGTGATGAGGTTGAGCAGGTCGGAGTATTCCGTGAACTCGGAGCGGACGATGCGTGCCCATGCGGTCTCATTCTGCTCAAGGAACGCCGCCTCATGGATGAGGTTCGCAAACACATCTGACTGCCGGGCGTGGTGCAGCACCGGTCCACAGAAGCTGAAGCAATGTCCCCGGCGGTAAGCCTCCTTGCACCAGATGAAAAACATCCAGATGTCATCCATGCGGCCGACGCCTTCAACGAACTGGCACCACGGCCACCAGAGTTTAGGGCGAAACGCGATGTTCATTCCACTCCCGGCAAACCAGTTCCCAAAGATGGCCTCTCCCTGAGAAAGGAAGTCCATGTCCGAATAGGCACCTTCTACCAGTTGGCGAGCTGCATCCCGATCCGGAATGCCTGACCACCATCCGAGCGAGCATGCCACTGGTAGCTCTACATCCCCATGAAAGTAAGGAGTGCCGCGGCTAGGCGGGTGGGTGACATGATCGAATGGATAAACTCGCTGGGGCTTCAAGGAGGCGAGATGGTCGGCAATCACCACATCCAGATCGGGAACCTCAGGCGTGGGGCGGAGGTCATCATCCAGGACGATGAGGACATCCACGCCGGCCTCCAGCGCGCGGCGGATTCCGATGTTCTTGGTGGAGGCGCCGCCGGCGCGATGCTCATCCTGCTGAAACATCAGAGCAGGGTGATTCCCCCAGGCAGCGACAAACTCTGCCTGAACCTGCGGCTGGTGCCAGGGGACCAGAACAGCGATGGATTCTGAATCAATGGTGATCATAGGTGTAGAAGAATGGAAGCCGTGAGGCGCTGGTGATCGGGAGAGCCGGACATCAGCTGGAGGTGCCGAGCGATGCGGTGCGCTGCGCTGGTGTGGTCTGCTAAGTCCAGCACCAGGGCGATCTCAGGCAGGGTGAGGCGGCAGAAATCCCGCAGCCCCCACGCGGTGATGAAGCGAATGGATGAGAGCTGGGAGGTGCCGCGTCCACCGGTGCTGATTTCCTCAGGCGTCAGACCGGTGCGCATGGAGACGTGTTCAATCCAAACCGATGGTTGGAGACGCGCCCTTTCGGCGGCAAAGTCACGCCGTGCCAACTCCTCCAGCAGGTCAGAAGTGCGAATGGACTCCAAGTTCATGACGTGAAGGAATCGAGTGATGGGTCCTCCGGAAGATCTCCCACTACGTCACTTTCACCCCGAGCTATGGCGAGCATCTCCTCCGCATGTGCAGGGTGCACTCCCAACCCAATGAGGGCGCTGCGGGCTTCAGCATAGGGCAGATCCCCGGACGCGAACCGGGCCAGCAAATCAGCGGCTTTTTCTTTCTCTGTCATAGCATCCATCCTTTCTCACGGAAGAGCTGGCGAATCGCGGCGCGGGCGGGAGCGAACTCGTGGGGTGGCCACTGCCGCCATGATTCGATGCTGGATGAAACCCGCAGAAGGTCTGCCGAGAGTTCGGCGGTGGCGGACTCCTCCGCAATGAACTGAGCATAGGCCCGAGCCCAGATTTCCAGACTGGAGAGGAAGTAATGCTTCATCCTCACCGGAATCCGGGAGGCGCGGATCTCCTCGCAGGTGGGCGTCTGCCGGAGCATGGCGCAGATGGCGTGGACCGGGCTGGCAGGGTCTGCGGAAGCGAAGACGTTCGGCGATCCAAGGGCCTGATGATCGAGATAATGGCCGATCTCATGCGCTGCGGTGAGGTGACGCCAAGGTCCGTCTTCTCGGATGGCCAGATGCTTCTTCGGGAAATGGTAAACGCCCAGGTGATTCGCGGTCTTCGGTGCGCGGCGCGCGGCGTAGCCGGGCAGCACCCCGTCATCATGCACAGAGTCGATGGCGGAAAGAGCCTCCTTCCAAGTGCGGGCGACCTCCCCACGTGATGCAATCGGAAGGCCAGCGGAAACGGGCGACTGCCGAGGGGTGGACACGGGTGCGGCGGCAGGAGCTATGGCGGGCGCGGGGCTGGACTGAGGCGCTGATGCGGCGGGGGTGCCTTCAAAAGTCTCCCAAACGGTGCGCCCCTCGCCGATGTCGGTGCTGCGTGCCCAGCTCTCGAAAACTTGCCGATCCTGCGGGGTATGGCGGGCTAGGATCTGCTGGAGGTCCAGCCCTGCATCCCCCGGCCGCCATTCGTAACCGGTGCTGCCCTGTTTCTCCCGTGGCGTGCGGATGTCCACGGTGCCTCCATCATCAATCCTGAGGACGCCCTGAGACTCGACCTCCTGGAGGCGGTAGCCATCCACTACGCTCTGCTGCTCCGGCGGGAGCTTCTGCTCCGCCGCGCGGATCTCCTCCACTTCGTCCGCAGTAAGGGGAACCTTATCACAGCGGCAGCCGAATTCCCACGGCGGGGTGTGATTCTCCCAGAATGGATGCAGCGTGGGGAAGATCTTCCCGCCCAGCGCGGAGTGAGATGGACGGACATGATGATCCCCGCTGTCGAGATACTGGCTGTATGGAAAAGCATCTGCCTCCTCACGGATCAGCTTATCCTGCGTCTGAGCATAGGCCTGCCATCCATGCATCTTTAAGAGCATCTCCGCCCGGCGGGTGGCTTCTCCTAGCTGCTTCGCCCGCTCTTCCTCCTCGGTGGCTGTGATGATCCAGGGGGAGATCTCATCCAAGATCTGAGACTTAAGTTCATCAAAGTCCCCGCCAACTGGAAGTTCCGCCGTCAAATCCCGCACCCGCGCCAGCACGTTCAAATCCTCCACTCCGGTGACAGTAAAAGCGCGCGCCCGTAGTTCCGGCAGCAAGCCATCAAACACATCCCGCCGTGCGGGGACCTTGGCAGCGACGAGCTCGCTGCCTTCTTCATGCGGGATGGGTGTGTGGAGAAGATTCAAGACGTGTGGAAAGTTAGAGTGGTGATCACCAGATTAGAACAAGCGCCATGATGAACCAACCGATGCCGTGCTCTCCGTTTGTGACAAGGATGAGCAGGCCGCAAACGACGGCGGCGGCGAGGGTGGCGAGGGCTTTGGCTGTGGAATCAGTCATAAGGCTCTGTGGTGCGATCTGAGGCGGGTGTGGCGCGATGGGTCTGGGAATGCGGGGAAATCGATCCGGGAGGCTCTAGGGTGCGGCTGAGCGCGGCCGTGCGGTGGTTTCCCGGGGTGATGATGTGATGGGCTAGTGGATCAGGAATTTCTCCAGCGGGCTGTGAGTGGTGATGCGACTGTCGGTGAGCAAGCCGCCCTTCATGATCCGCACCGCCTCCACCACATCCGGGATGGTCGGTGGGGATTCATCAAACGTGGCAGCGGAGGTGCGCTGGCGCGTGGTGAAGGTGACGGCTACTTCACGGCCATCCGCCAAGGTGATGTAGAAGATCGGCTCGATCATGACTCCTCTCTGGCTGCCAGTTCCCACTCATGAGTGCGCTGAGGTGTCCAAAATTCCGGATCCGCTGACTCCTCCAGATAGTTCATCAAGGAATCAATCCGGATCAGAGTGACGCGCGGTGCGGGGCGGCGCGAGATGATGAATCCCGCGCGCACAGCGATCCGGAGATTCCGCCAGGAAAGCTCCAGCCCAAGCTTGGATGGGATGTCCTTCGTAAGCTGAACCTCCGGCTTCCATGTGCGGAGCATCGGAATCAATGAGCCATCCTTCTGGCGCACTAGATTCACCACGCCCAGAGACGGGATACCTGGGATGAGCCCGGGCGGAATTGGAATGATGTTTCGGCTCATGGCGGTCAGAGTTTGCGCTGGCTCTTGTTCCGATTCCGCGTTCTGCCGCGGCCTTCACGTGCAGCGATGCGGTTCCGGATGTGAAAGAAAAGCACCCGCAGCTGAGCGTGGGTGAGATCCCGCATCGGCGTGCGCGGATACTTTCGTCGCGCCTCGCTCTCTACGTAGGCAGCGGTGATCAGGTCATCCCGATGGGCAGCAGCCATGCGAATGGCGTGGGTGCCGAGTTCCTTCAGGATGAGGGCGCGCCAATCTTCCCGTGCTTCGTGGGTATCTCCACGTGCTCCATGGTCCTTCACCCGACCGCTGCGCATGTGGGTGCGAAAGGCCTCTGCATCCCGCCCCTGCAAGGTGAGCCAGTGCGCCATGAGCGGGCGGAAGTCCCGATTCTGACAATCCCGCAACGAGGATTTTCCCACGGATTCCTGCTGCTGGGCTCGCCGCCAGGTATCTCGGTTGGCTGATTCCGAGAGAGCTGGAACCCGATCGATCAGGCCAGCCCGATCCTGCACCTCGAAGGCTTTCGCAGCTTCCTGTGCGAGGCGGGATTTCTGGGCTTTTGACAGCCCGCCAGGAAAGGTCTTTTCCCGGCTGGTGGGAGTGTGTTTGCGATTCATGGTGTCCTCCAATAAGTGATGAGTGATGGGCCCGATCAGTCCTCCTGAGGAGGCTGGCCGCTGCTGATGCGGGGCAATAACAGGGCGGTCATGAAGCCGATGAAGTAGGCCACCCCGATAGCGATCATAAGTGTCATGGCGGTGATCAGGCTGCGGATGATTCCTTCCCGCCACTCATGGCCTCTGCCTCCGGACGATTCGGGCGGAAGCGGAAATCCTCCTCCACCACCACGGTGATGCCGATAGCCTGAAGGAAGCTGCGAGCTTCCGAGCTGTCACGATAGGCCCGGAGGATCGCGTTCTTATCCAGCGCCACGGAGACCTTCGCAAAACGATCAATTGTCGCATCCTCACTGGCCAGGAGCGCATCCAGTGCATCTCCGGCCTTCACTCCCGGAAGATATGCGACCTTTCCCGACCCCTTGCGAAACTCGAGGTCATGACCGGCAACGGTGATCGACTGGCGTTCTCCAAATTCGTTGCCGCGATGGGCGAGCGCCCAGGCGCGCATGCGCTTCACATTCTCAGCGATCTCCTTATCCAAAGTCTCAATCTGGACATTGAAGCCATCTTGAATCTCGGAGAGCGCCTGGTCCCGCCGGGCGGCGGTGACATCCCGCTCAATGGTGAGATCGGCAGTAGCGATGACAAGGGCCGTGAGTTCATCCCGGTTCTTCACGGGAGCGATGCGGACTTTCTGGCGGATGCGGTCTGGACGTATGTTCATAAAAGTTTGGTGGATTTCAGGTTTCAGGTAACAGGGGAAATAGTGAAGGATTGCTGCGCTGCCCGGCTCCTCGAGCGAGGGCGGCAGAGCCGGGAAGGTAGTGGCGATCGGGTGTCCTCCAGTCGTGCTCCTTCCCGGCTCACTGCTGTTGCTAGGGCGGTGAGGAATGCGCCACCCCATTGCACGCGCGGGGGACGCGATGGCGGACATTGATGACGGTGTGCCCGGGGTGCCGACGCAGCGCCGAGTAGATGGCCCCACCGGTGCTGGTGGTGCCCACCGTGGACTTATGCAGTTGCCCGCGAGGCGACCGCAGCACCACCTCCACGATGCGCGGGTATCCGGCGGACGGATGCTCCCAGCCATCAGGCACGGACTGAGGGAAGAGGTATTCGTGACTCATCGCTCGTGGAGGGCTTTGAGCTCCGAAGCCCAGCGGATCAGATCCGTAGCGGCAGGCTCCTCATCCGATTGATTCGCCCGGTCTGAGAGATCCCGCAGGAAGGCGTAGTTTCCACTGCGCCCGGCGTGATCCGCAATCACCGGCACGGCCCGCCTCCAGTCCCCGCCATTCAGTGAGGGAATGCGACGGCTGAGGAATAGCTCCACATCAGTCTGGCTAGGCGGGCCGAGGATGACGCGATCATGAAGGCGATTAAAGACAAGCTGCCGCGCCTCCTCCCAGCTGCGAGCTGCGAGCTTCCGCCACAAGGTGCCGATGGCGGCAACGATGATATGACAGCGGGTGCGGTTGAGCAGGGTTTTCAGCACATTGAGAACCGGTGCGCCCATGTGGTGGCCCTCGTCGATCGTGAGGACATGATTGCCCTCCCCCAAGGCCATGATGGTGGCATCCATGAGGTCTGCGGTGGATGATGGCAGGTCCTCCCGTTTCTTCCGTGGATCCACGGCCAGCAAGATGTCTCGCAGGGCGCCCGCAGCGGAGCGCCAGCCCTCATGCGCCTCGACCTGTACCACAAGTCCCGTAAATCGGGCGGCAATGAGCTTGAGGCTCTCCGTCTTTCCCGCGCCGCTGGGACCCTCAATGATGAGCAGCCGCTTCTTTCCGCGCTGAGGAATGAGTGATCCTGCCGCAAGATTCGTCTCCAACGCAGGTTGCAGGTCCTCATAGATCTGCTCCGCCGCGGCAGCTCCAATTAGAGCCTCGATCGCAGCCCAGACGCCCCGGTATTTTGGGAGGTGCTGGGAGGGATTCAGGCTTTCCAGATCTCCATTCCGAAGCTTCCGGTAGGTCTTGTCACTGCCGAGAGCCGGGAAACGGCGGATCATCTGATTGTCCGACACTGCAGGGCGCTGCTGCTCCTGCCAGACGCGGATGCTGCGGGCGATCCCGATGAGTTGGTCCCCATGTTCGGCCGCCACCTCAGGATGAGAAGGATCCGAGTGGGGGTTCACTGCTGACCTCCCGCGTTTGCCTGCTGGCGCTCCGCAAACATCGCGTCTGCATACGCGCCGGCACGCCGGGCCACGTATTGCTCAAGGCTCAGGCCCTCAGCTGCGGCCTCGGACGAAGTGAGCCGCGAATCCGCGAATCCCTCCCGCAGCAGGCCATTGAGAGCCTTCGCCGCGAAGTAGTCCCGCAGTGTCATCTCCTCGAACAGGCTCATGCCTCCACCCCCTTTTCCACGCCGAAGCGATGGGCCGTGCCGAGGAAGGGGTGAATTCCTTCCAGGCCCGGGCGGTGAATCCGCGCAGTGTAGGGCGAAGTTGGGTCAATGACGCAGAGCACTGTGCAGAGCGCCGCGCACATATTCCCCATGGTGAATCGCCAGCACTCATTCCCCGGCATGAGCACCTCCACGAGGTTTCCCTCCAAGGTGCCCTCAATGAGGATGGGGTCCGCCGGATCACTGACCCCCACGGGCAGTGGGGCAGGAGCACGGTGGGTGCGGGTGAAGGCAGCTGCTGCTGTCCGCAGGTCACAGGCAGCGACGGGCGCTGCCTCCGGTGGGGTGCGCCGGAAGGGTCCGGCTTCTTTGTTCAATCTCATGGGTGTCCTCCAGTTCGGTTGTTGGTTTCTGTGTGGTGATCCACGGCAAATGCCGTAGGAAAAGGGGCTAGATGGTGGAGAGGATGTCGTCCTGCATGCGCCGCAGCTGGGCCAGTCGGTCGCCGCGATCCGTAGAGGCCGCCGCCCTCTCCGCAGCAGATGAATCCCGCGACTCCGCTGGAGCGGCAGGTACCGCCGGTGCAGGATCTGGCAGCGTGGAGCCCAGGAAGGTGCGATCCCCTCCATTCGCCGCCATGGCCTCGCGGTGCTGCGGCCGTCCGGCAGCGGTGATGGCACGGAAGCTGGTAGCTACGGCTGCGCTGGCCTTCCGTCGGGCCGGGATGGCACCGCCCTGGTAGCGGCCTGAAAGATCAATCTGCGGTGCTCCCTGATACAGAGGAGCAGTGAGGATGGGATGCCCCATTCCCCAGCCGGAGCGATTCTTGGGCGAGCGATCCGCATTTGCCACAAAGGCTCCTAGATCTGGCCGTGCTGGGTCATAGGCGATCAGCACTTTATGCCCGTTCTCAAGGTGGAGATCCTCAATACCATTCACGACGAACGCCATGGGTGACCACCCGCCGCCGGGATTCACCTGAACCATGCCACGAGATACGACGCGCTGCTCCCGGTAGGGCAGGAGTCGCCATGCTTCAGCAGCAGGGAATGGGGTGGTGTGCCAGCCGAGGCGGGCCCGCAAATCATCTGGAGACACCCGCTCACCCAAGGCCTTTCGCTCCCGGGGGCCTCCATTCATCATGCTGGCCGCCGCATCATGCATAGCGCTGGATTCATCCGCGCTGAGGAAGCCCAGCTCCCGGGGGTCCCGGCCCGTGCGTTTCGCCTGGAGCCAGGCCTTTGTAGCGGTCTCAAACTCTCCCCGGAAGCGACCGACATCGCGGCCGGTGTGAGAGAGCCAACGCTGCAGAGGATTGAACGAACTTTCAATGAGCCCCTTCCCCTTACTCTTCCAGGTGTGCTGGATGTGCACCAGGGCATCGAGTGCGCCCCAGCGATCCGCCATGCCCTCCACCTCCAGCCCGTGGACGAAGGAGGACTCCCATGAACCGCGCTCCAGGCGCAGGAACAAGGGCAGCCCGTGGGCGCTGAAGAGACGACCAAGGAAGCGCACAATGTCCTCCCCGCGATACGCATCCCGCTCCCGCCCGATGTGATCAAAGCCGAGCCAGCCTGCCAGGGTGTAGTCAATGGCAGCCAGTACCTGACGGCCAAGATTCGTCTCCGCGGTCAGCGGGTCCGTCCAGTAGTAGGGCTGATTCGTGGAATAGTCATCCAGCTCCCAGAGCTGGCCGGGCAGCAGATCATGCGCCTCCCCATCTTCATCAAACCAGATCACTCCGCGTGGGGTCATCATCTCGACATTCTGTGTGGCCTTCTTCCCACGGAAGCGGGCCAGCTCCTCATCCGTGACATGGAAGGCCCGGCGCACGCTCGGGGGGAAATGGGGGCGGCTGCCGGAAACCAATGAGCGCTCCGAAATGCCTAACAATATCTCCCGCAGATCTGCGGGAACCCGCGCGTCATGGCAGGCGAAGTGCAGCGCCACTTCCATGGACTCCTTGCTGAGTCGGTGCCAGCGCAGGATATTCAGCGTGTCCTCATCCGCCTGGAAAGACGGGGGGCGACCCGATGGCCTACGCCGGGAAAATGCCTCATGCGCATCTCCATCCGCCTCCGCCAGCTTCGCCGCCCAGGTCTGGAAGGTGCTGGGGCTGCACTTCACCAAGGCACAAGCCGCGCGAAGCGACTGGCCCGACGCCATGGCAGCATGGACGGCGGAAACGGTGGCAGCTTTCTGAGCAGGAGTCATGGTGGCATTCAGCGCACCCGCCAGATGGCAAGTGCGGGGTGGATGGACTAGGAAAGGATGGCGTGGCGGACGGCTGGGGGCAGGGTATGGAGGACCTCCCGGAGGCCCTTGATCACATCCGCACGGCGATGCTCCTCAAGCTGGGGCCATGCCTTGGCGACATTCCCGAGCGTGACCAATGAGCTGGTGGCCAGATGGTTATAGTTTGGTTCCTTCTTCGGCCGGGCGGCGACCGCGCCCTCCCCTCCCTGAGTCTTCTCCCCCTTCACCCAGCCGCAGACCGCGCCGAGACCCGAGCCAGAAAAGACCGATGCCTCCGCCTCCCGCGCCAAGGCAGGGAAGCCATCTAGCTCGCGATACAATTCGCAGGCTTGCTCCATGATGCGGAGGGAAACGCCCACTCGTTTGGAGAGAGCTTCGGCAGTCATCGCGGAAGCTTCAACCGGTCCCGCACTCAGTGCGGGACCGGTCTTGAACTGTGTTGAGGCTTTCCTCTTGGCCCCACCCATGGCCACTTCCGGGCAGGTGAGCACCGACATGTATGCCAGTGAGCCCTTGGAGAAATGCCTCCGGGTGACTGCGGAGAGGATGATGTCTGCGGCCTCCTCTAGGCTGACGATCACGCAGGATGCGAATGCGATGCCCGTATCCAGCGACGCCTGCCAGCGGTGCCTACCATCCACGATCCAATGCGTGATGCGGCCTGGAAGGCTCTTCTTTTCCTTCTCTGGAATCGGGCAAATCTTGAGAGGTTCCCGGATTCCGTGCTCCCGGATGTCCTCACAAAAGGCAGCCCACTCCGTGCTCAGCTCCTCCGCCTTTTCGCGGTGGCCTGCCCGGTCTTTTCCCGATTCCTTGCCCAGGCGGGTCTCCCGTGCGGCCAAATCCGGCAGCATGGTGATCCGCTCCAACATGGGGTGGGGAATCAGCTCACCCATGAAATGTTCGCCATACTTCATCGCACTTAACGAGCAGTAGTTTCGCTTTTCGTGCGCGAAAGTTCGCAGAGCCTTTCGAGCAACCTTTGCGAACTCCGCTTTCCTCGGAGGACGAACGAAATATGAGCTTGGGTAACATTACAAGCCTCCGCAAGCGCACGTTGAGTCCATCCGGCGCTGCGAAGCCGTTTGCGTAATTCGCAAAGTTTCGCGTGGGTCATGTTCGCGATTTATCGCCGCTTACCCGTATCAGGCAATCAAAAAGTGCGATATTCGCAAAAATCAAGGCGCCAGCTTGACGGCAGGTGCAAAATATACGCGTATCCGCCCGCTGTTCCCACTGTCATGCTTACACATTTAAACGATGCCGAAATAGGCGCCGCTCTTAGGGAGTGGCGGAAAAGATCGAAGACCACTGCCCAGGCTCTGGCCCAAAGCGCGAAGATTTCGCAGGGCTATCTGTCCGATATAGAGAACGGAAGACGAAGGTTGACGCGAGGAACGCTGGAAAAGATCGCTGCATCTGAGGGAGTATCGCTAGACCGCATGATCACGTTACTGGAAGCTATAGCCGGAAATGGACTTCGAATTCAGAAGCCCAAAGAAGACCGATCTCAAAGGATTGGAAGACGTTCGTCCGGCAGTCCGCTCGAAGAAGTGGCAACGGATCTGATTGCGGCGATGAAGCCAGACGAGATTGCTAGGTTGCTGGCAGTGCTAGCGGAAGAAGGAGCGAGAGGCGATGGAAGGGCTTTTGATAAAGCCCAAGCCATTCTATCAGTGATGCGTTCTCATAGCTGAAATGAAAAAGACACATTTCAGGACCGGAAGGTCAAAACTGCGAGAGCCGTCCACTCACTCCTCCGTGCGGGAGAAGATTCGCAGGCAAAGCGCTTATGCTGGATTGCGAACTGGGCTTTTATGGTACGCTGCCATTGCCGTGATTATCTTGCTGGCTGCTGCAGCCGTTGGCTTGGTCACCATGAATTTGACCCTAGTGCTCTCGGGTCTAATTGGAGCAGCGGGACATGCCGCTTGTTACTCGTTGGCGATGGCCTTCTTAGACATGGCAGACGCCGCCCTTCTCTCGCGGAAAGATGAAGCCGCGAGGATCGCGCGGGAAGCGATGCAAGAGGCGCGCCAGAGAGAAGACGCGCTGGACCTGCTCTGAAGTTGGTCAAAACAGTCCAATAGGTCCGCTGGAATCCAAGGGGCGGTGCTAGGGTATATTTATGCCCGGCGCTGAGCCCCTTTTTTATTTCCTGCCCCTGCTCGCCGAGATCGGCGGAGCGCTGCCTGATCCCGAGTCCCCCCAAACCGTGGGCTGGCTGCTGCTGAGTCTGGCTGCCGTGGTGGCGACAGGTGACCGGATCATGAGCGGGATGCTGAACTGGCGGAAGCTCAAAGGGGCCGACGCTGCCGAGCATTCCCAATACGTCACCAAGCCGGAGCACCATGCTCTGAAGGAGGATGTGTCCAATCTAGATGGGCGAGTGACCTCGATCGAGCGGACGCTCACCTCCGAGATGCAGGCGATCCACCGCGCGCTGGGCCGCATCGAAGGGAAGCTGGGAACCAAGTAAGTAATACAACCCTAGGAGGACCATGCCGACTACCGAAAGCCAACTGCGCCGGGAGGAATGCCGCCATGCGGTGCGCGGGCATCTCTATGCCCGGCAGGCGATCTCCCAATCCGCCACCACGATCCGCCGTGGGCTGGCGAGGGAATATGACTTCACCCTCTCCGAGGTGGAGGCCGCTGCCGAATTTCTGACCGGGCTGGAGCAGCTGAGCGTGACCCCCGATGCGCTGGGCGGCAGCCGCTACTACCGGATCACCGCCATCGGCATCCTGGCCGAGGAGCGTGGGTGAACTCTCTCCGCAATCCATCAACCTGCAACCCCGCAACTGATATGGCTAACGATACTGAAACTCCCATCGGAATCATCCCTGCGCCGGTGACGGCCACCCCGGGAATCAAGACCACCGAATTCTGGCTGGTGCTGGCGCTGAACCTCATCGCCGTGGCGCTGGCCGCGCTGGATGCCGTGGATGCCAAGTGGGCGCTGGGCGTGAGCGCCGTGCTCAATACCATCTACGGCATGGGCCGTAGCTGGGTGAAAGCTGCCGTGGCAAAGTCCAACGGAGTGCCCTTCCTCCTGCTGATGGCGGTGGCCTGCCTGGCGCTGGCCAGCTGCACGATCACGCTGGACCCATCCGGCAACTGGTCTGCCCAGCCGGACCCGGCCTCCGTGACCATCATCGCGGAGAAGGCGATCGAGGCCACCAAGTAGCGAACCCCTTCCGGCCATGGGGCAGCCGTCCTGTGGTCGCAGGCTGGCCGGTGGGCGGTGCGGACTGTCCTCCCCGCTCCGCTCATCGGCCAAGCCTGTCTCCCAACCTGACCTTACAGGAGGACAAATTCCCTGAACCCGATGACCATCTCCACCTACCGCGATCTGCAAACGTATCTGGGTATCACCGCCGATAACGTACCTCGGATGCAAACGGTGATCGCGACGGCGGCCGCGCTGCAACTCCCCCTGCCGGTGACTTCCTCGCTCTCCCGAGCCTGGAAGGCGGTGCAACGGTATGTGGAGGTGACGGTGGACGGGGAGCCGGGACCCGAGACACTCGGGGGCATCATCCGCGAACTGGTGAGAATGGGCAAGCTGCCCACGCTGGACCCCTATGGAATGGCCCGCACCTATCTGGGATGCCGAGAAATTCCCGGCAGCCGGGACAATCCGCTGATCGTCGCCTGGCACCGGCGCATCGCCACCTGGATCTCCGATGATGAGACGGCGTGGTGCAGTGCCTTCGCCAACGCGATGTGCCAGGACTGCGAATACGAGCGCAGCGGAAAGCTCAATGCCCGCTCATGGCTGGAGGTGGGGCAGTCCGTGGAGCTGGCCCAGGCCAAGCCGGGTGATGTGGTGGTGCTGTGGCGCGGGTCCCGCAGCGGCTGGGAGGGTCATGTGGCCTTCTTCGAACACTACAACGCCAATCGCGATCTGATCTACATGCTGGGTGGCAACCAGAACAATGAGGTGAACGTGACCGGATACGCCACCAACCGCCTGCTCTCCATCCGCCGCATCCGCCCGCTGAGCCGGGCCGAAGGCAAAAGTTCCAAGATCCTATGACCGCCTACAAGATCAACGACGGGGATGTCTATGCCGCCCACTCGATGGAAGAAGCTATCACGCTGTGGGAAGCTGCCACGGGTGCGAAATGGAACGAAGACGACACCATCACCAGTATGCGCCACGATGAGGAGATCTACTCGGCCCGCACTGATGATCTGATGACGATCGGCGAAATTCTCAAAACAGAGCAGCAGCCCGCCTACCTAGGCCACCGGCTCTGAACACCCATGGCCCGCACTCACAACGGAAAGATCGGCCGCCTCCCGCACGCGCTGCGGCGGGAGGTAAATCAACGGCTGCTCGACGGGCAAACCTCCACCGAGATCCTGGGATGGCTGAATGCCGAATCCGAAGCGGTGCGGGTGTGGGAAGCCCACTTCGAAGGGATGCCCGCGAGCGCGGAGAATCTCTCCAACTGGAGGACGGGTGGATACCGGAAATGGCTGCGCCAGCAGGAGCAGATCGAGGCACAGAAAGAACTCTCCGACTACTGCCGCCAGATCGCCAGCGCCGGAGGCCATGTCTCCGAAGGGTTGGCCGCGCGAATCGGCGGCGAGCTGATGGAGGCCATCGAAACCGCGATGGAGGTGGCGGTGGACATGGGCGAAGGGGAAGCGGAAGCGGAGGCGATCGATCCCGTGAAGCGCCTGACTGCCCTGACCGGTGCGATCGCCTCGCTCCGGCAGGCGGACATCGCCGCCGATCGGGTGAAGTTGGACAAACAGAAGACGACGCTGAAGGCGCAGGCGCAGAAGCTGGATCGTGAAAAGTTCGAACGCCAGACGGTGGAGAAATTCGTGGAGTGGGCCAAGAGTCCGGCCGCGCAATCGATCCTGGAAAGCGGCAAGCCGCGCCATGTGCAGATGGATGCTCTGCGCCAACTGATGTTTGGCAAGGAGGTAGCCGCATGAAGGAGCTGGTGCTGTTCCTCCTCCACGGTCTGTCAGCCATGGCTGTCGGGGTAATAGTGGGCTGGCACTACCATGAGCGCTGCGCCGCCCGCCGCCGGAAGATGGAGGCCGAGAAGAAAGCGCAGAAGCTGGACCAGCTGAAGCACCGCCACCTGGTAGCGGGCATGCACTTGGGAGCCACAGCGTGGGGGCAGTATGTCTCCGACCTCACCGGGACTGACACCTACGGCTTCGCCATGGACTGCGAGCACTGCAGCGCGACCACGAGCCTGCTGATCCACAAACGCCAGGAATACTGGAGGTGCCGGAAATGCGGACGCCGTCAGCCGACCCCGAACCCTCAACCTGAAGAAGCTCATGGTCATGCCCCTTGAAAATCCACCGAATCCACCGAGCAGCAAAGCCCTCAACCTCGAGCTGTGCGGAGGCATCACCGAGCATGCTGCCCGCTTCCTCTCCGAGCTGATCCGGGAAAAGGCGATCGAAACCAAGTATCTGGCCGAAGCTGCGGATCTCTCCATTGACCTCGCCCTCACCTCCAAGCTCCTGCAATCCGACCGCTGAACATGGCTCAACCGCTGATCCAATTTCGCTCCGCGCAAGAAGAGATCTTCCTCAACCGGGAAGTGGGCATGGCCGCGCTGGTGTGGCGGCGGCAGTATGGAAAATCCTTCACGCTCGGCTCAATCGGCCTCGACTGGATGATGGAGCGGATCTGTGACGTGATCTTCGCCTCCGCAGCACTACGGCTGGGCCAGGAGAACATCCGCAAGGAAGCCGACATCTGGCGTGGGGTAACTGACAAGCTGCGCCAGGCCGCCAATGGCACGGGCCAATTCCGCCTGACAACGAATGCGGATGATGACCACGGACAGCTCTTGGATGTGGATGCGGTGGCCGACCTCTTCGAGCACCAGAAGCTGGAAACCCGGCTCTGGCATAGTCGCACGAAATGCAGCCGCTCACTGGTGGTGGCACCGAATCCCGACACGGCGGTGGGGTGGACCGGCCACGTGATCCTTGACGAGGTGGGGCGCATGCCGGACTTCCAGAACGTCTTCGAGGCGATGGAGCCGATCGTCTCCTCAAACAAGGGATACCGGGTGCGCATGGCAACGACGCCCCCGCCCGATGATGCCCACTACTCCTATGAGCTGCTGGCACCCCCGCCGGATGCTGAGTTCACAGTGAACGCGCGTGGCAACTGGTACACGAGCCGCAGTGGCATCCTGGTCCACCGCTGTGATGCCTGGGACGGATACGCGGGAGGCGTGCCGCTATACGATCTGCAAACTCGCGAAGCCCTCACGCCCGAGGAAAGCCGAGAGCGCGCGGTGGATAAGCAGGCGTGGGACCGGAACTACGGCCTCGCCTTCATTCGTGGTGGGGTGTCCGCCGTGTCCCTCACCGCGCTATACCATGCGCAGGCCGCCGGGGTGAATGAGTGCACCGGTATCAAAATCACTGACTCCATGCAGGCCGCATGAAACGCAAGCTCCCCGGTTGCTCCGGTAAAGTGCGGCATCGATCGAAAGCCGGGGCGATCCAGCACCTGAAGAAACTCAATCACGCCCAAATGTCCGCCTACCCGTGCCGCCACTGCGGTGGGTGGCATATCGGCAAGCACCCCAAAAAGATTCAGCTGCGGCTGGATCAACTGATCGGCAAAGCCCACCCCTGATGAAATACCTGGTGATCAACATGACCTGCGATCGCCCTCGCCTGGAGCAATTCCTGCGCGAGTATTCCGGCGCGCCCTGGGAGCGGGTGCAGGGGATCGAGGCCAATCCCGCATGGTGGTCCTATGCCGAAGCTCTAGGCTGGGCCGGAGATGCTCTGGAGTCCTGGGCGAAAGGCTCCATCCGTGGGCGGGTGCGCGCTCCCCTCTGGGGCACGATCGGCTGCGCAATCGCTCACCGGATCTGCCTGACGATCGCAGCGCATTCAGACGGCGCGGTCATCTTCCCGGATGATGCCGTGAACCCTCGCGGGCTGGAAATCACCCAAGTGGTCGAAAGTGCACTGGATCTGGCCCCGCCCGGCTGCGGCTGGATCAAGCTGAAGAATCATTTCCCCCGCTATACTGGCCGTTGGACGGGAGACGGCTTCCGCGAGCTGGAACCCATTTCCCGCCGGGAAGCGATCCGTGCCAATAACGGCAGCGCCGGGGTGATCGTGACGGCGAACGCCGCTGAAGAGATCCTCTCAAAGATGCCCAAACTCACCTCGAATCATGTGGACTACGATCTCCGCAGTATGTCCAGTAAGGTGAGCGGTGGATGCTGGGAGCTGTGCGGCACCGGCTTCAACGTGGCACGCGCCAGCCGCCGTGTCTCCACCCGCCGCCAACTGGATCAAGCCGCCCTCCTGCCATGATCACCGTAGCTGATGCCATCCCTGATGCCTGGACCTCTCGCCTGTCTGGCGAGCAGGTTGGCCTGGGGCTGGACGTAGCGACCACCGAGAATGGCACCTCCAATCCCTCGAGCCTCACTGTTTCCCAAAGCCATGCCGGGCTATGGTATGCCCGACTGATTCTCTCATGGAAGACGGCGGATCCCGAAGTGACCCGCGCGGTGCTGGCTCTGGTGCTCAGCCAACTGAACGCCGTGGAGGTGCGGCCGCGGCGGCTGTGCATCGATGCCTCGAATGAAAAATTCTTCGCCACCCAACTGCGGCGGGAATTCTCCGGGCGGGTGCCAGTGGAGCTGGTGACTGGCCAGCAGAAGCTGACTCACCGAGGCATCGAGATGGATGCCAAGACGCTGCTCGGCAACCTTTTCTCAAGCCTGCTGGAAGATGGTCTGGGCGTGCTGCCTGCCGATGACTTCGTAGCCTATGACTACCGCCTGGTGAAACGGGAGGCCGGGGGCTTCGTGACAGAGACCGGCAAGAACGGGGAGCACGGTGACTGCTTTGACTCCGGGAAGCTCTCCCACTGGGCACTGACCAGCGGCAGCGGCGTGGTCCGCGCCGATCCTCTGCCCGTGGGAACCTTTGGCCATGATCCTGCCGATAGGCCCGGCATCAAAAACAAATGGCTGCGCCGCCGCGTGAGCCAGGAACGATTCCTCGCATGAACCTCCGATCCATCATTCAACGTCTGGTGCCACTGAAGAGCGTCCGCAAATGGCTGGACGTGCGGCAGGAGCCAGCACCCATCGCCAACGGGATGAGCGTGGATGCGCTGCACCACATCCTGGACGCGGCCGCCCACGGGGACCTGACCGACTACTTCTCGCTGGCACGTGACATCGTGGCCGGTCACTCCCACTGTTCATCAGAATTCGGCAAGCGGAAGCTGGCAGTGCTGGGCGATGAGATGCGGGTGGAGGCGTGCGATGATGAAAATCCTGCCGATGTGTCCGTGGCCAATGCGATCCGCGAGAACCTCGACGAACTCGACGAACTGCTAGATGCACAGCTGCACCTGCTGGATGCCACGCTGTATCCGGTAGCACTGCTAGAAAAGATCTACCGCCCCAGCACCAAGCCCGGCTGGCACTACGAGCTGGCAGAGCTGCGGCCTGTGCCTCACCGCCTGCTGGACTGGACCGATGGATACCTGCGGATCTGGGATGTGGACGCCCGCGGCAACCGCCTCTCCACGAAGCATGATGCCGATCCGATGCGCTATGTCATTGGGAGGCTCCATGTGCATGCAGGACTGCCCGATACTTGGGGCGGCCCCATGCGTGCGGTGGTCTTCTGGTGGCTCTTCTCGGTGATGGATCGTCACTGGTGGGCGCGCTTCCTCGATCGATTCGGATCGCCCTTCATGGTGGCGAAATATGATGACACGGATGACGCCGCCCGGGCCGTGCTCGGTCAGGCATTTCAGACTGCCAGCAAGGTCTTTGGTCTGGCTGTGCCGAAGCACGTGGAAATCGAGCTGGAGCAGGCGGCCACCGCTGGCGCCGGAGATGCCTTCGAGAAATTCCACGCCGTGGCGAATGCGGAACTGTCCAAGGTGATTGTGGGCCAAACGATGAGTTCGACGGCCCAGAACGTCGGGCTGGGAGGCGGGCAGGCAACCATCCAAGAGGCGGTGCGCCAGGACATTCGTCAGTTCGACGGCCGGCGGCTGGGGCATGTGATGCGAACGCAGATCTTTGACTCGCTTTGCCGCCTGAATGGCTGGCAGGGACGGTCGCCAACAGTGGCCTGGGGTGGAGAGTCTGCCGCCGAACTCTCAGCCATAGGTGCGGTGCTGCCCGCGCTGAAAGACGCGGGCGTGGAGCTCACCGACGACGGCATCGAAACGCTCTCGGGCCGGCTGGGGCTGGGCCTCCGCCGTGCCGCGGCGGTGGTGCAGCCGGGAAGCGAAGGCTTGCTGGGCCCTCCTCCGATCGATGACCAGGAGGATCAAGAGATCACAAGCTTCAATGAGCTCACCCTCGCACTGGAGAGACTTAACCGCGCCGGCGATCAGCAGCTCGTTGCCGAGACTCGAAAGAAGATTCAGGCGCGGCTGGCTGCGCTGTCTGCAGATGCAGTAGTGCCGGCTCTCACTCGCCGCTCCAATGCAGTGCGGGACGCCTGCGATGCCATCGCCGCAGGGCAAGCCGAAACGCTGGCCCTCGCCATGATCGACAGCCTCTCACCGGTGGCTGGGATTTTAAGGGATTCGGAATCACTCGAGGACTTCGAGGCGAAGTTGCGCCAGCGCTTCCCCGAACTCCCAAGCCGGAAGGCGGCCTCGATCGTGGAGGCCTGCCTGGTCTCAAACGCTGCCAACGCTACCCTCAACCTCCGCACCGCCTCATGATCTGGCAAACCATGAAATGGGGAGATCCACTTGAAATCGCCCTGCAGCTGAAAGATCCCGATGGAGAGATCATCCCGATGGATGAGACCTGGAGAGCGGTCATCGGATTCTCCCTCACCGGAGACACAAGTGATCCTGATTTCGAATTCCCGATGGTGATCGAAGACGGCATGGCCATGACCGACCTGGACACCCGGGAGGAACCCTTTGAGCCCGGCGTCCTCTACTACGACATCCGCTACACCGATCCAGAAGGGAAGGACCGCTGGACCGAGACGACCCGCCTCACCCTAGAACACCGACAAGCCAGCGCATCTGCATGAACATCCAGACTGAAATCATTCTTCGCGGTTCCCGGGGGCCACAAGGAGCGAAAGGCGAGAAGGGCGACAAAGGCGAGAAGGGTGACGATGGAGATACGTCAGCCTCTGAAGCATTGGCCACGGCATCCCTACTCTCCTCTGAAGATGCCGCCCGATCCGCGCAAGCTGCGAAAGATTCCTCCGACCGCTCCCGCCAGGCTGCGCTCGATGCAGCGGCCGCGGCTGGTGCCGATTACGATTTTTTTGTGGAGACCTACGCGGAGCTTCCGGTAGGGACGAACTCCACCGGGGCCGATCAAACCGGGTATGTGTGGGGAGATTCGGACAAAACGAAAGTCCTCCTCTATGTGCGCAAGGATGGATCGGCGGTGTGGTCTCCTACGACGAGCGACGTGAATGCCCGGCTGACGAATCAAGAGGTCAAAGTAGCCGAGCTGGAGGAGAACAAACCGGAGATCTGGGACAAGATCTCAGGGGTCGCCCGCGTGGATGTGGATGCCAACTATGTGCCATGGCGATACACCTACGACGATGGCTCGGTCTTCCAAGTATTGGCTGCTGGGTCGATCCCGCTGATTGGCGCTGATGGGATCGAGGAGGAGGCGATCGGACTGCCGCAAATGCATCCAGACCTGCGCAGTGCGTTCAGCGAATTGGACGACTACACGGGCATTGCCAAGATCTGGAAATCCGCCAATGGCGTGATATACGCCTATCTCGAGGACGACGGAACCTACCACACTACGCTCTATGGAGTGGAGGATGCGGCAAGCCTCGTGAGTGAGGTGGAAGCGGCGCGCGGCGAAACTGCATCCCTGAGTGCGAGGCTGGACCACGCCATCACCCCAGAGGGTCACCTGGACGCTGCTGAGTGGGGGCAATGGAACCTCCGCCAACTCCGGTTCAAGCGGACGCAGCTGGAAAAGGGCACGCCGGACACGCAGATTGCCATGGGCTTCTGTGGCGACTCCTACACCCAAAAATCGACACGATATATTCAGCGACTCACGCAAAAGCTCGCCGCAGTCTTTGGAGGGAAGTCGGCAGGATACGGATCATTCAGCTACTTCAATCTCGGCACATCGTGCAGCGGATGTGCGGATCCATCCCTGATGGGAATGACGCGCAGTGAAGGCTGGGCGCAGACCTACAACGCACCGGGTGCCGTCTATGGCCTCGCGGGTAATCACATGATCGGCCTCACTGTCGGGCTCACAGTTCAGGTAAATTTCTATCAGCGTCAGGATCAGGTGCGCATCCACTACCGCAAGCAACCTGGTGGGGGCTCCTTCAAATACTCGATCGACGGCGGGAGCTCATGGATCTCGGTCGATACTGACGACGTGAGCGGCTATGGATTGGTGATGATCGCACTGGACCGCGACCTCCACTCAAGCCTGAAGATCGAGACGGAATCCGTAGGCGATAATGGGGTGATCCTCGACGGGATTGATGCCTCACGTGATGAATCCGGTGTGATCGTCCACAAGCTCGGCCTGTCAGGCGGAAGGGCGGAGAACTTCGTGGAATACGTCAACGAAGAACACTTCGTGACTGGATTATCACTGCTTAATCTGGACGTCGTCGTCATTCTATTTGGCACCAATGAAATGTCTGGGAATCGTGATCCTGATCAGGTGGCTGCCTACTTCTCGACTCTGGCCGGACGATTCCGCGCCGCGGCTCCATTGTGTGACTTTCTCTTCGTTTGTTCGCCTGAGAATGGGATGGCAGGCAAGGAGTTTACGATGGCTCACTACCGGGCTGCGCACCGTAAGGCTGCGACGGAAATCGGAGGCGCTTTCCTCGACCTGATGAAAATCTTCGGGCCGTTTGCGAGCTACAAGTATCCTGCGAGCGAGACATCTCGGGGCCTTTTCGAAAACGAAGACCCCCAGATTCACCCCACCGATAACGGAGGTGGCCCCATCATTGCTGACTCCATCTATTCGATTCTGCTCAACCCCTAA